TGGACGCACGTTATCTCAAGGGTAGGCTTACCTGTAAAGATTGCGGTCAGGAAGAGTCAATCAAAGAACGACTCGGTTGGTGCGTTGCACAGGAATACAACAAAGGTGCGTACCAGTTGGTGACTGACCCGATGACTACCCTCAAGCAAACTAACCCAAAGAGGACTACATGATGAAAGACTTTATGCGTAAGAAGTACAACACGCACGACCCCGATGACATGTACCGATGGGCGCACACGCCTTGGTGGGTAAAGCCACTACTGGCTATTGGAGTAGGTGTTGCTGGTATAACAGTTGTGACGTTCGTGTGGATGTTAACCGTAATTGTATTTTTATAAACCAAGGTAGGAATCCTACCTTAAACAAGGAGAACGATGATGAGTAAAGAAAGACGATTAACTATTGAAGATGTGGCAGGAGAAATTCAATTAACTATTGAAGAGATAGCAAGAGTAGGTCTGTTGGTAGCGTCTGATGCAATCGGTGAGGAGCTAGACCTAAGCGATGAGGTGCTGCTAATTGTGGGTGCGTACTTAGAAGATAAATTAAATCAGGAGAGAAGGTAGGAATCCTACCTTAAACAAGGAGAACGATAATGACTGACAAAATAGAGTACGAGAACGCATCACCTGAGCTACGCAAGCTCATCAGTAAGTACGAAGTAGGACTACTCCAGCATTGGTTAGGTACGCAGGGGCCAGGGGTTCAACAAAGCTACTACCTATTAGACAACTCAGAAGTAGAGGAGAATGACGATGTTTTGTAGCCAAATAACAGATATGCCTGACTTGCTTAACTATGAGCAAGCACTCGCGCACTACAACAATACCAAACCCATACGTGGGTCAGACATACGACCTATATGCGAAGGGGCTAACGGTAGACGCAAGAAGCATATGCAGATATGCAAGCGTATTACTAAACAACGAGGCGTAGTGATTGCGTGTCGGCTATACGATACCGACCTGCTTGAGTTTCACCCCAACGGTGACATCTTCATCACGACAGGTGAATGGTGTAGCCAGAGTTCTCTTCACTTTATCAATGCACTGCTACCGCGCAGAAACTTTGGGATATGGGCGAATATTCAAAACCGCAAAGCTGTACTCACAATAGAGGGCAACGCTCTGGAACCCGAACGTCGAGAGTATGCTATCGGTGCAGGGCTAACCCTACGTCACGTCGAAGGTACAGATAAATGGGAAGTTACTAAGTTTGAACCTAACTACAGCTACAAAGCTAGACGCAAGGTAATGAATCAGAAGATGCAACCAGTGAAGCAGTTTATTACTGCGTGTATAGCATTCAGTAAGCTGTATGACCTTAGCGATAACACGGTACGAGATGAGTTTAGACTTGGCGGGTATGATATGTCACTTAACCTAGACCCAACAGGCTACGATGTGCTTAAAGACCCTAACCATGATGACTACTCCAAACTTGTACTAGATTGTTTGAAGTACAGTTACACCGAGCCAGACTATTGGGCTGCTTCTAAAGGTGCTATACCGAGGTTCGACCCCGATAAGATCAAAAACTTTGTCCGAGAGATTGTTAAGTATACGTTCGTGGAGGATATATTCGAGCGTGTCGAGGTGGATCGGATTAGTAATAACGGTAACGAAAAATACTTTGGAGAACGATAATGAGTGAAGAAAAATACGAAATAATAGAACGATCCATGAGTTGCCAAGGCAGTAGTTTTTCCCTTGACCCCGACAGGGCTGAAGAGATTAAGGAGGACATCAAGGAGTATATAGAAGACCTAATAAAGGACATAAAACTTGCAGGCGTTGACCCTAGAAAATGTGATGTCAGCTTTGACTATGTAACGGTGACTTATCTTGAGAAAGTGGAAGTGTTAGAAGAAGATGAGTTAAGGAGACGTAGGCAAGATGCACTCGTCCACTGGATGGATGTTTTTCACGATAAAGGTATAGCTTTTGGTGCAGGTGACGGCGCTCCAGAAGATGAACAGGCTATGTACATATATGAGGTTTTGAATAACACCTTTGAAGAGGAGAACGAGTGATGAAACTCTTGAGAGCTAAGACTCAGACCCCTGTTACTACTGGAGAAGTGGTAAGGGATAAGCGCGGACATAGGTACTACTTACGTTCGATCCACAATAACAAGTTAGATGTTGTCTCGATGGACGAGCGACGTTTGCATCTAACCGCCAAACCNGAGGTGTTTAACTGCTACTTGACTAATTCGTAATATTGTGTTACGATATACTTTAATTTGTTTTATTTACCACTAACCAACCTTGACACTCAAGGTTAACTAAACGGAGAACGACATGTCAGAGATAATTAATGAAACACGTACTGTAAACCTTGAGCAAGCTACTCAGCTCATTGTAGCTAACCCCGACGTTCGATACATGCTTAGGGGCGAGCCGGGCATCGGCAAATCAAGCCTTGCACTTGCTATAAAAAATACAACAGGCTACCCACTGTCTATGGTGGACGTACCCAACCTTGACCTCGGTGACGTGGCTATGCCAGTGATCGACCATGAGAACAAGGTGACGCGGTACTACCCCAATGCACGATTCGGGCTGACTGATAACCGATCAGTAATCATCATGCTCGACGAGTTTACCAAGGGTGCAGAGCCAGTTAAGAATATGCTTCACCCCATGCTCGAAGTGTTTCAACCTAGACTGGGTGACCTAGCGATACCTGAAGGTACTATAGTAATACTTACAGGTAACCTCGATACCGATGGGGTTGGCGATGGACTAGCCCAACATACTAGGCAACGCATCGTCGAGTTGATTGTCCGTAAACCCAATGCAGATGAATGGCTACGGTGGGCAGTGAACAATGGTGTCTCTACTATTGTGATGGCATGGGTAGACAGATACCGCTATGCGCTCGGCTCTTACCTCGATGGTGAGGTGAACGAGTTTAACTTCAACCCCGCAGAACCTCAGAAGAATGTGGTGTCACCACGTACCCTAGAAATTGCAAGTCGTATTGTCATGCAACGTGAACACTTTGACGATGATGCGCTAGCTTCCGCTCTCACTGGTACAGCAGGGGCACCGTTCTCAGAATCTTTGGTGTCGTTCATCCGGTTCCAAGAACAGCTACCCCCATTGAAATCCATTGTGAATACTCCAGACAAAGCGGAGATACCAGAGGACTCTGGTGCGCGGGCAGTACTGACCTTCGGACTACTGGAGTATGCAGACAAGGACAATCTGTCTGGCATTATGAAATACCTACGTCGGATGGAGGAAGAGTGGCAAGTTATCTTCGGTGTCAGTCTAGCCAAGCACAAAGCCAAGCAGTCTTTCATCTTCAACAACCCTGACTTCAAGCAGTGGTGCATCGACAATGAGGACTTGCTATGAACACTCACAAACAAAAACTTACCGTTGCCTTAAACGAGGCGTTTGAAAAAGGGAAAGTGGCAGGAATGTTTATGCAAATGATATCAACCTTGCCTGATCGTCCATACGAATACTACAACAAACAGAAGAGATACCAAGAAGATCAACGCAACTGTGTTGCTCGATTAGCTGACGTTTGGGACGAGGAGTTACAAGACGAGGAGGCATTGTAATGGAAAATCAGAGACGATTTAAAGCAGTCAAGATCGGACTGATGCGCTCAAAGGAGTTTGGTTTGCTACGGGGAGTAATGATGCTTGGTACTACTAAGCTAGGTGATGAAGTGCCAACCGCGTGTACCAACGGACGTGACGAGTGGTACAACCCTGACTTTCTGTTTGATTGGAAAGAACCAGACAAGAGCGCAGGTTTTATCATCGTGCATGAGAACTTACACAAGACTGGTAGGCATATGATCGTCTACAAAGCATTGTTTAAGTTGAACCCACGAGTCACCAACATGGCTACGGACTACTGGATTAACGACAGAATTATATCGGCTGATCCACACGAGAGACTGGTAGCTATGCCACGCGACAAGGAAGGTAAGATCGTCGGGCTGTATGACCACAAGTATCATGGGTGGACAGTCAAACGAATCTTCTACGATCTACTGGAGCAAGAGAAAAACAAACAAGACGCTACTGGAAACGGTGATTCAGATTCGGACTCTTCAGGGGAGTCGAGTGTCCGAGACAATACTGGGTTTGATGAGCATGACTGGGAGGGTGCGAACGCTCTACCTACTGAAGAGCAACAGAAGCTAGATACCGACATCAAGCAAGCGATACGTCAGGGCATCCATGCGTCTAAGAAAGTAGGTGCAGGTGGTTTGCAAGACACGCTAGGACTAGGTGAACTGGTGCAACCCAAGGTGGACTGGCGACAGAAGCTACGGATATTTATGAACTCGACGTGTCGGAAGATGGAGCGCAGTACTTGGCGTAGACCTAACCGTAGATTCCTACACCAAGATGTAATTATGCCTAGCTTAGAAGGTAGTAGCATCAAGGAGATCGTGCTAGCCAGAGATACTTCGGGGTCTATGCACTGTCAAGATCGACTGACCACAGTTACCAGTGAGATGGCGAGTATTGGCAAGATGCTGGACATCGACAAGATTCACCTGATTGACTGGGACGGAGAAGTAGAAAGCCATGAGGTGTACACCAGTGATGGGCTGACAACAGCACCGGAACTCAAGAGTACAACAGGTGGCGGAGGGACTGACCCTACGTGTGTCTCTGACTACTTAGATAGCAACAACATGAAGCCTGACTGTGTGGTGATGCTAACTGATGGTGAGATCAACAGGTGGGGTAATTGGAAGGTGCCTGTACTTTGGGCAATCACTAACGACGAGAAGATAACCGCCCCTATCGGGCAAACAATACAGATCGACTAACTAACCTTGAGTGTCAAGGTTCAACTAACGGAGAACGACTATGAGTATTATAGCAAACAGCGCAGTACTGGTACGCCTTAACATCGGAGTATGGGGTGCAAGCAAACGCAACAAGGACTTGGAAGCAGAGGTCGCACGTAACAAGAACGCTGACCCCAGAGCTATCCGCATGTACGACAACATGATGGTCGGGTCTACAGGGCATAAGGACATACAGAAACATGCCGCAAATACGCGACTATGGCATACCAGTATGACCCTACCCTGGGACGAGCGAGGTTACAGGCTTTGTCCTACTAGCCTATTCCTAGACTACAAGTCTCAACACAACATCAAGCGTGATACGTTCAACGCTATGAAGGATACGTTCCGAGTGAAGTATCTAAGTTATCGAGAGACAGCTAAGGCTTATCGGGGAGATATGTTCAACGAGTATGACTACCCTAGTGTGGCTGAAGCATTGAGTAAGTTTAGTTGGAACTTCACAGTAGCCCCTGTACCAGAGAGCGGTCACTTGTGCATAGACCTACCAGAGAAGGAGATGCAAGAAGTACGAGCTTCGTGTGATGTTGAAGTTGAAAGACGCATTGCCGAGGGTGTGAAGGAGAATGAGAAGCGACTACTTAAGGAACTGGAAGGTATCAGTAAGAAGTGTACCGATACTGGTGACGAGGACGAGTCAGAGAAACGATGGCACGATAGCTTTGTGTCTAACCCTTTGCACCTATGTCGAATGCTTAAGCATACTAACCTAACAGCAGACCCTAAGATCGAAGAAGCTAGGCTACGCTTAGAGCAACTCATGGAGGGTAAAGACAAGGATATGTTCAAGGACGATCCACAAGTAAGAGAGACAGTAAAGAAAGAAGTAGACGCAATCATCAAATCATACGACTGGTAAAGGAGAACGACAATGAAAGGCTTTAACAACATAGTGGCTAAAGAACTCAGTGCTTTTTCGGAAGAACTACAAGCATGGCAAAACCCTGTAGACAACTGTGGGTATAAAGGACTACCGCGCAATGTCATCAACGCAGACCTTAGTAGGCGAAGGCGCAGAGGCGAACCCGAAGATTCGATAGCAAGGGAGCAAGAGGCAGAGGTTACAAACAAGTGCCAAAGGACGATGTTCTCATTTATACAAGAAGTAGCTACAAGAAACCCACACCTTACTTTTATAGGTAGGACTACTACCTTTAATGATGTAACAGTAGTAGTGGGTGAAGAAGTCTTGGGTAGGATACACGAGAACTATGAGCGACAGCTTGAGTTTAAAAACAACAGGATACGAGATGTACTAACAAGGGGTGATGCTAAGAAGACAGGCAAAATACCAATAGCGATAAAACTGTTTAACAAATTCTTTTACCCTGCAACTGTGCTGGAGAAAGCAAGATTTGCAAGTGATGATTTAGCATCTTCTATTGCTAGCGCCAGCTATGGAGCGGATCGAGAATTAACTAAGCCTAAAAATCATATCGAAGGGTTGATTAAAAATATGCTGAAGAATAATTCTCAAGCGTTTGCAAGGTTTCTTACTGACGTAGGGGAGTTGGAGATACTTAAGGAGTACCAAGAATGTTCTGCTGACTTTAGTAATATTCAAACCATACGAGAAGATGTTAGGGAAGGCAGGGGTATCCATGTATTCAAACTTGGTGACAAGTGGGGCGTATCTGATGCACACCGTAAAATTACTTCCGCTACTACAAACGAGCGTGTACCCGATGAACTGATAGGTAACTTCGCTATGCTTAAGACTGTGGAAGATAATACTTTTATACAAGAGGTGGGTTACAAACAAAACAAAAATTCTTATTGGATATACAAGGAGAACGACGATGCCTAAATACAAAGTAACGAAAAGTTTTATGTACACCGGCACAACTACAATCTCTGCACCTAACTTAGAATCAGCAGAGCGCATGGCTGAGGACATAAGCAAAGAAGACTTCAAGAGTAGTCTTGATAAGTGGGAAGGTGACGCTTGGACCAATTCAATAACACAACAGGAGAACGATAATGAGTGCTGATAGAACGATAAACGCAACATTGTTAAAAGAGGTGCTTGGCTACGCTGAATGCTACTTGGAGCAGTTAGATTATTGGTATNNCATGGCAAAAAATGGGGATGGCGGTTCGGTCAACCATGCTTCAACGACAGTCTATTATGACTTTGACGGTGACTNCGATAAATCTTTGAAACAATTTAAGGGGGANATTACTGAACTAAAGACAACCATAAGAAAGGCTAAAAAGGAGTTAGATGATGGAGACAACTAGGCGGCGAGGTAAACAACTAAGCCCTACTTTAACACACCTAAGTATTAGGTTACCGACTGATGTAGTAGACTACTTTAAAGATACTTCTCAGTTTGGTAACTATACTGGAGCAATACGTAACGCATTAACTCAATATGTAAAGGAGAAGAAAATGAACGACAATGATGTACCATGCAGAGTAACCGCAGACCTTAAACGCTATATGAACAAGGAGGATGGGTACGAAACGCTTATAGAGGAACAGGTACGCATAGCTGATGAATATGACGATGAAGATTTAGAATTTCCAACCTAGACTGTCAAGGTTGAATGTACCATTGGCCCTGCCTTAGCGCAGGGTTTTTTTTGTCTTTACAAAGTCCAACCTCTTTGCTATGCTCCCTGTATGGCACTTACTCCTGAAAAGAAAGTTAAGAATAAAATAGTAAAAGTATTAAAAGAACGTGGTGCTTATTACTTCTTTCCTGCTAGCTATGGTATGGGTAGGAGTGGTGTACCCGACATCGTAGTTTGTTATTGCGGACGCTTTATAGGTATTGAATGTAAAGCCGGTAAAAACAAAGCTACTGCGTTACAACTTAAAGAACTGAATGATATAAAACAAGCAGGTGGTTTGTCTTGTGTAATCAATGAGGAGACTATACCTCACGTCATTCAGTTATTGGATTCCATTACTAATGAAAATACTAACGATTGATTTTGAAACTTACTACGCAAAAGATTACAGCTTAACCAAACTCACTACCGAAGAATATGTAAGAGACTCTCGGTTTGAAGTTATCGGTGTTGCTGTAAAGGCTACAGATACAAGCAAGTACTATCATCANNATACTGATGCTGTCCCTTTGTGGTGTACCGGCAGTAAAAAACAAATCGCTAAGTTTTTAAATCAGTTTGACTGGGCAAACTCCGTTGCGCTAGCGCACAACGCTATGTTCGACATGGCTATACTTAACTGGCATTTCGACATACGACCTAAGAAGATTGCAGATACCCTGGCAATATCGAGAGCTACTCATACTATAGAAGTAGGAGGAAGTCTTGCGGCGCTGTCTGAATACTACGGACTAGGAGTCAAAGGCACAGAGGTGCATAGTGCTGTGGGTAAAAAACGTTTGGACTTTACTCCCGATGAAATTGAAGCTTACGGAGGGTACTGCATACAAGATGTAGAGCTTACCTATAAGTTATTCAAGGTACTTAAAAAAGACTTCCCTAACTTAGAGATGGCGTTGATTGACTTGACGTTACGTATGTTCACTGAACCTACCATAGTGCTAGAAACTTCTATTTTGACTGAACATATAGAAAAGATTAAAGCTAATAAAGAAAGGCTTATGTCAGCCATAGCGCATGACCGTAAAGAACTAATGAGCAACGCTAAGTTTGCAGGACTATTGGAAAAACTTAATGTTGTTGCCCCTCGCAAGATTAGCCCCACTACCGGCAAGGAAACGTATGCGTTTGCTAAGACTGACGAAGAGTTTAAACAGTTACTTGAACACGAGAATGAAAAGGTGCAAGCACTTGTGGCTGCCAGACTAGGCGTTAAGTCTACTATAGAAGAGACACGTACACAGCGTTTTATAGACATAGCAGGGAGGGGTACGTTACCTATACCCTTGCGTTACTACGCGGCACATACAGGGCGTTGGGGTGGTGATGACAAGATTAATATGCAGAACCTACCGCGTGGTTCACAACTTAAGAAAGCAATGTGCGCTCCAGAAGGGTACAAGTTTATAGACTGTGACTTGTCTCAGATCGAGGCTAGAACTTTAGCTTGGCTTGCAGAGGCCGACGACTTAGTAGAGGCGTTCGATAGAGGTGACGATGTGTACAAGATTATGGCTTCAGCTATCTACGATAAGCCCGAAGATGAGATAACAAAAGAAGAACGTTTTGTTGGTAAGACTACGATACTAGGTGCAGGGTATGGAATGGGCGCTGCAAAATTTAAGTCTCAGCTTAAAACGTTTGGTGTAGAACTAGAGCAAGACGAGTGTGATCGTATTATCAAAGTATACAGAGAAACATATCCTGACATACCTAAGCTGTGGCGTTCTGCCGGTAAAGCCCTAAAGAATATTATGGAAGATAAGACGTTTGACTTTGGTAGGGAGGGAGTTGTTTGGGCTAATGGGTCTGTAGGTATTGAGTTACCAAACGGATTGTATGTTAGGTATCCAAACTTACGTAATGAAACCGACGAGGACGGTAATACAGAAACCGTGTACGACACACGGAGGGGTAGAGCCATCCTGCCTAATAGAATCTACGGCGGCAAAGTTATAGAGAATGTATGTCAAGCACTGGCACGGATTGTTATTGGTGAGCAGTTGTTGCGTGTATCACAGAAGTACAAAGTAGTAATGACGGTACATGATGCAATAGGCTGTATTGCTCCTGAAGCTGAAGTAGAACAAGCAATGGAGTTTGTTGAAAAAAGTATGAGAGTGCGTCCTAAGTGGGCTTCGGATTTACCCTTAGATTGTGAAGGTGGGTGGGGAGAATCTTATGGTACGTGCTAAGAATTACAGGAGGCTTTGGTGAGTTTCCCTCCTGTAAAACCCCAGAGGGCGGTGGGTTGGTCATCATTAGCCGGTAACACCCTCAATGTACAGCAGGAACCTAAAAATTACATAGTAGGGTTATCAATCTCCTGCTACGTCGTTCTCCAGTCCAGTGTGTACATCGGATAAGCCACGCTACGGTTAGTCGTACTTCCTACCCGAAGTACGCACCAAATTTAAGGGGGAAGATGATGAGTAAGAAACTAAGTCAAGAAGAACTACAGAAAATTTGGGACACTCAGCTTTTACATTCTTGGGAGAACAACAAGAGTGGTTGGTCTATAGGTGTTAGATTTTTAGACAGCATTGACTCAGATACAGTACGAGGGAAATTAGATTTTATTCACGAGCTTGACTTTGACGCTATGACTTCTGAAATAGCTTCTTATAAACTTAAACGCTGTTTAGACGTTTCAGCTAAAGGCGATTTAGAATTTAGGCCGGGTGCTACTGCTAGAGCTTTTATTGCACAGCGTTGTGAACGACTAAATAATTGTTTGTGGTCTGGAAAGCACACGTTAGAAATACTTTTGGATAACATAGACAATTTTAAGTGGCGTAAGTTAGGGAAAAAATCGCATAACGAAAGCAGTCGTATGAGATCAAAGAGAAGACATGCTCCGACTACGCGCAAGATTGAAGCTAGAGAGCTTACTAAAAAGCACCACTGGAATATTGTTAAATAGGAGGCGTTATGAAAAGACTAACCAAAGCAAGACTTAAGAGTGAACTGTTCGTACTCAAGCAGGACATAAAAGACTTAAGGCAAGCGGAGAAAATATGGGAAGGACTTCTTCTTAGTTGGCCTGATGACACTGACTACATTTTTGTTGACGAAGAAGGTGCCGTTGAAAAAACTACTGGAGTACTACACTAATGACACTAATGTTAAATGCTTTAGAGAAACAAACNGGNGGTAACCACTACAAGGATATGGCTATACAACCGGCAGAGTATGCTGAGAAAAACGGCCTGTCNTTGCTTGAGGGTAACATCGTTAAGTACGTCTCACGTTGGAAGAAGAAGGGCGGTCTAACTGATCTGCAAAAGATCATACATTGNGCGGAACTCATTATAGAAATACATGAGGTCAAATGAAACTCACTGTAGAGCTAGACGAAGAAGATGTAGAAGAAGTTATACAACTTATGCACAGAGTTATACAAGCTGTAGAAAAGTTAGAAAATTACGTAGAGGAGAAGCAAGATGAGTGACCCATATGTGTTTAATTGTACTATAGTACGTGTAGTTGATGGAGATACCGTAGATGTTGATGTTGATTTGGGTTTTGGTTGTTGGGTACGTGGTAACAATGGTCGGATTCGTCTGTTTGGCATTGATGCTCCCGAATCTCGCGGAGGAACTGTGGAAACAAAAGCACATGGGCTTCTCGCGAAGAAGTTCGTACAAGACTTCCTCAAAGTCGGAACGACAGCTACCTTAAGAACTTTAGACAAAGGCAAGTTTGGTCGGTACTTAGGCGACTTTAAAGTTTACGACAGGTGGTTATGTAGAGAACTTGTAAACAACTTTCTCGCTGTACCGTACTCTGGGCAAAGCAAAGATACTATTGCAATCTTGCACGAAGCTAACCGCCAACAACTAATCAAACGAGGTTTACTATAATGGACGATGCCGTAGAAATATTACATTTAGACCAACAGTTTTCAGGAGACCATGAGG